GCGAATGCTCCGATGCCGAGCCAGCCCAGACATTCAATTACTAACCATTTCATCGCTGATTCCTCCTGAAGATGTTTTCAATTTGTCGTATGTAGAAAACCCAGTTGTAGCTGCTGCAAGCACTGCTTTTCTTGCGTTTTTATCATCATATTCTGAGATTACTTCATACAAAGATGCCACAATGAGAGACAGCTCTGCGAGCAGGTCTGTCACATTCCCCCGCATTTCCACTTTTCCGTTTTCTGATTTAATCATCGCTTCACCTCCATAATCCTCCCCGCAACATCAGGTATAAAATATTTTGTCCCTTTCACCTCTCCGGGTATCTTCTCCAGTCCGCTTACCAGCCTGTAGGCAAATTCCTTTTCTTTCCCCATGAATTTTGCCAACTTCGTGACGGTTATGAAGGATCCCCCTCCAACGAAGGACTTCATTTCCCTTGTTACAGTTTGCTTGTCCATGTTCTCCCTCCTTTCCTACTCCAAAAGCTTTTCAATTTTTACTTTCAAATAATCTGCAACCACTTGAACTTTTCTTACCCCTGGCTCGTTTTCATTCCATTTACAAATGCTGCTTCTGGGGAATCCCAAATCTTTTTCTATTTTGGATATGGGAATATTCCTTTTTTTACAAATTTCTTTTATATTGTCGTAAATCAACTTCTGCCCTCCCTTCATGCGTAATATTTTGCGTTTTTATGTTGACTTTTTGCGTAAAATATTCTAAAATCAATATTACTAAAAACAATCTATGAACATTTCACGCATACGCAACATTTTGCGCAACTCATATCTTTATTATACGCAAAATTTTCCGTATGTCAATAGTTTATTGCGCAAAATTTTGAGGTATTTTTATGGGGCTTTATGAGAGAATTAAAGAGGTGGCAAAAGAACATAACACTTCTATAAACAAATTGGAAAAAGAACTTGGATTCCCTAGAAGTTCGATCAGTAAGTATAATACAAGCACACCTAGCTATGACAAACTTCAAAAAATAGCGGACTATTTCAATGTCCCTGTTGATCGACTTTCGTCAGACAGAAAAAAAGAGTGGGAGCCAACTTTTACAGAAAAAGATGAACGGGACGTTCAAAAGGAATTGGAAAAAACTCTGAATGCTTTGCAAAATGATACCGGACTTATGTTTGATGGTGAAGTACTGGACGATGAAACAAGAGAACTTTTAGAAGCCAGCCTTGAACACGCAATCAGAACGGCTAAAATCACCGCAAAGAAGAAGTTTACTCCAAATAAGTATAGGAAATAGTTCAGGGCAAAAAAACGGACTGTAGTTTTGATATAATCCGTACAAGAGGTGTTGTGTGATGGATATTAGGCATGTCGTACAGACTTTATGCAAAAAACATAAAACCCGAAATCCGTATGAGCTTGCAGACTCACTTGGTATTCAGGTGTTTTTCCGTAATCTCGGAACGGTTCGAGGTTATTATTACAGAGCGCACAGGGTAAAGCTGATTTATCTGCATAACAATTTGCCGGAATATCTTGAGCGTTTTGTTTTGGCGCATGAAATTGGACATTCAGTCATGCATCCAAACAGCAATACGCCGTTTCTGCAAACAACCTTGTTTTCGGTTGATAAATTAGAAATTGAAGCAAATAAATTTGCATCGGAATTGATAATTCCTGATTCTGCATTTAAAGAATACAGAGATTATACCATTGGGCAAATTGCAGGGCTCTATGGACTTCCTGTTGAGATTATAGAGTTGAGGTTGAGGTGAGCAAATTGAAAGAAAAAATTTCTAAAATCATAAAATTTATTCTTGAGTTTGCTTTTATGGTCTTGATTTTGATGATTATTTTAAGAAGTTGCGGATTTATGCCAATTGAAAAACATTCATCTTCTGATCCGTATGCAAATTACTACAGTGAAGACATTGAAAGATACTGATTATCAGGGGTATTGGGATTAGGCAGTAGTTAAGAAAGAAAGGAAAGAAAAATGAATATTGTAAAAAAAAGAATTTTTTCAATAGTTATTGCTATCTTTATTGCTGGAAGTATAATTTCTGTCCCAATATCATCACATGCCTCTAGTATTTTCACACAATTTGTACCGGGGGATCTTTCTGATTGTTTCCTTGAGGCAGATTCGGTTACATTCAATTCCAATGAAAAAATTAGTAATACGTATTATGATCAAGGAGAGCGTTATTATTTTTGTGGAAAAGTACAACAAATTACAGTGTACCAAAAATCTCAAATTTCTTTATATGCTAAAATACGAGACTCTTGGTATGATAATGATAGTATTTATTTTGCTATTTCACGGCAAGGCAACGCTGAACAGTCAAATATTATAGATGAATGTGAGACTACAAAAAATTCTTTAGGGCACAATCTAGCAACAAAGCAAATAGAGCTAAACAAAGGTACATATTATTTAGTGTTGTACACCATACAATACGAAAATGCTCCTGCAAGTTCTTATACTGCTGACATTGCAGTCAGATATGCTATAAATTTAGATGCCGTTGCCGCTCCAGTTGTTCCTAATAAAACCTATACCGGTGCCCCTATATCACCATCAATCAAATTGACATACGGAAACAGAAGTCTTGTTGAAAACGAAGATTATTTATTAAGCTATTCATACAATACAAACCCTGGAAAAGCCTATGGTTTCATATATGGCGTTGGAGATTTTTATGGTACAAAACGTTTTACATTTAATATCAAAGTAACGCCACCGAAAAAAGCAGCTGTAAAAAAAGTGAAGTCCAAGAAAAAGAAAAGACTTACTGTTTATTGGAAACGGGATTCAAAGGCAACTGGATATCAAGTGGTTATTGCCCAAAACAAGAAGTTTAAAAAGGGAAAAAAGACTGCCACTATTCGAAAAAATAAAACCACCAGCAAAACGTTCAAGAGACTGAAATCAAAAAAGAAATACTATGCAAAAGTTCGTTCCTATAAAGTCATTGATGGGAAGAAATATTACGGAGCTTACAGCAAAGTAAAATCTGTAAAAGTAAAATAAATCAACCGCCCCTGTCAGGGAGCGTATAAAAATAAAAGCCCCCGTTTCCGAGGGCATGGCTGCATGATACAGCCTAGTTCGCACCTAAATTGTATCATTGCAGCCGACTTTTGACAAGGCGGTATTTTTTATACCCCAAATCAGAAAGGAGCTGATAATATGAGAGGAGCATTTACATTTGAAGGTAAACGGTATTATGTAAGCGGAAAAGACGAAAAGGAGGTCGCAGTAAATAAAGCACTCAGACTAAAAGAACTGGAAGAAGGAAAAATCATAGAAAGCAATATGCTTGTAAAGGACTGGGCGCAGGAATGGATGCAGACGTACAAAATTGCCGTTTTGAGCGATGAACAGTATAAGGACTATCAAACACGCTTAAACAATCATATCCTTCCTGTAATCGGCTCTCTGCGTCTCAAGGATGTAAAAGCGATTCATTTGCAAAAAATCATGCGAAACATCAATCAGCTTTCAGGAAGCAGAATCAAAAAAATTTATCAATGTTTGAACCAGATGCTTTCCGCAGCTGAAACAAATGAACTGATCGCAAAAAATCCGGCAGAAAAGATTGAGGTACCAGTCGGTGAAGATGGAACACACAGGACTCTAACTGATGAAGAGCGAGCCTTGTTTTTAAGAGCAACGCAAAATCACGAATACGGGCTGTTGTTTCGTTTGATGCTTTATACTGGAATCCGTCCAATTGAAGCGTCACGGTGTAAAAAAGCACACTTTGATTTTAAGAAAAAGCTGCTCTATGTAGAAACCGCAAAACAAAAGCCAGGAAAAAAATCGAATCACGCGTCAAGATATGTTCCCGTACCGCAGGAAATTCTCGATTCTGTTAAACTGGTCGAAATCGATCCATTTGAATTCCTATTTACTACGAACAATGGCACCCAGCTTAACAAGGAGGCAATTCGGCGCAGGTGGAAGGCAATCAAACGCGAGATGCATATACAGGCAGGAGGGAAAATTTATCGAAACGCAATCATTCCCCCATGCATGGTGGCCGACGATTTAACGCCCTATTGTTTACGACATACTTTCTGTACAGACTTACAGGATGCAGGTGTTCCGATTAACGTAGCGAAGGAATTAATGGGTCACTCTGATATTTCCCTAACCGCAAAAATTTATACCCATTACACCGAAACATCTCTTGAAAACGCTTCAAAACTATTGGATAAATTCAGAAATTCGTCTAATACCAGTAACGAAAATGTAAAAATTTAGGCGAAGTTGTGCAACACTAACTGCAACACTTTACCACCCAAATAGACCATTTAGGGCGGAGAAATTACAAATTACCAGAAATTACAAAACCCGCCAGACGCTTGAAATACTGCGTTCTGACGGGTTTTCCACCTGGAGCGGATGAGGGGAATCGAACCCCCGTTGCCAGCTTGGGAAGCCTGTAATGTTTGTGTATTTTTCAATGCTTCCGTATGGTAGTGCAACACCCCCTGCAACACATATAATTATTGGTAAAACTACATTAATTTTACTGGAAATAAAAATGCCTTGTCAACTGTCGTGCAATGATAAATAATTTGTTGATTTATGAAAAAAAGCCCCGGTTTTACACCGAGGCTAAAATAATTTTTGTTCAGCTCTTAAAGACCTGCTTTGCGAGCAGTTTTGCAACAGCTTTGCTATAGCTGTCACCATATTTCTGTTTAAGCTTTCTACTGCCATAATTCATCTTTGCAGCTTCAATGTCTCCTGCCTGAATACTTGTAAGAAGGTCAGATGTATACTTTTCAAATTCGGACATTTCTTCTGTATCCGAACTTCCAGAGCCACCGGTTATTCCATAAGACCTACCATATCCACCATAACGCCGATAGCCGCCGCCATAGTAGCGCCGATATCCAGAACCGTAATTCTTCCAGCCGCCACTAGTATCGATACCAACGTCGCTTTTCAGGCTATAATCGCGGATAGATCCGTAAGGGTTCTCTGTTCTGTATGACAGTCCATAAAGTGCTTCCCATATCAGGGCTTTTTCTTCTCTATTATAATCGGTTCCATCAAGGACAGATTCCACTCCCTCTTTTGTATTATATCCGTCTGCACCTTTCCTGACTTTATTATCGAGCTCCTGTAGCGTTTTCAGGGATATATTATAATGCGCAAGTCCTCTTGAATTATTAATGTAGAATTCAGCTCTACGGCCTCTTTCAGCACTGTCTATAATGCGATATGCTCTATCTGGTAATTTCGCATCTGCAAGGCTCCGCGCCTTAAACGGTGCATCAAAATTGTAGTCAGTTGTTTTACCTCCTTTTTGCCTATCTCTCAAAGAATTTGATCCGTTTTCTGCAAGGGAAGCCGCTTTTAAGTATTCCGCTTTTGTTCCGCCAAGTTTGAAATATTCATTTACCATCTGACGCGAATCTTCTGATACACCAAAAGCTTTCCTTAATTGTTTTTTCTCTTTATCGCTGTATGTTCCAGTACGGATACATACCGCGGCAAGGTTTCCGTACCTTGCATTTGTCCCAATTCCTTCCTCTTTATTATGTTTTGTCATTTCGCGGTAGAGAGAATAGAATTTTTCATCGCTTCCACTGCTCTCCTTATAATTCTTATAGATTTTTCCGATTGTTTTATCATCGGAAAATTTAAACGCAACTTTTTCTCCGTCATCCATATAATGCGACTTGTTTTTTAATACCGCTTTCATACCACCGTATTTGTATAGAGTGTCCATTGCTCTTACTGTTGCGTGTGTCACTTTCTCATGCGCCTGCTGAGCGGCTTTTGCAAGTCCCTTCTCTGTCATATACTTATCTTTGTTCTTTGCAACAAAATCATCGAAGGCTTTTACTGCCGCATCACTAACACCATTACGGTACAGTTCATTAATCTGTTTTTGAAGTTCTCTGTCAATTTTAGATTTTTCTTTCAGGCTCATGTCTTTGTCAAACCGGATTTTATCTTGCAAGTCTTTTAGGTCGCTGAGGTTTCCGCTTGTGCTTCCTAACATTTTTGCCCTGGCCTTTTCCTCCATTGTCGCATCTTTCTTTTCCGCTGCCGCCTTAATTTCGTCCATTTTTTCGTAATATCTTGCGGAAAGGTTATTGCTGTATACGGGGTCTTTCTTAAAATTTCGCTCAAATGTTTCAGACCACCATCCTTTTGTTTTCCCGATTTTTGTCGCACTTAAAGCAACATCGGACGCAATACCACCATAACTATCAATCAGATAATCCCACTTCATAGGAGACATCGTCAGTTCTTCCGCTTTTTCTTCGCCGAAAACTTTTGTTAAGAGTTCTTTTTGTTTTTTACTCAATGCCATTCCTATTTTAGATGTATTCGGATCATATCTTTCAATCTTTAGTTTTTCGGTGCCATCATCGTTATACTGATCAGACCAGCCTTCAATCGTACCACCATACCACGTCTGGTTTGCATAGGTATTAAACATCTGTTTTAAGATAAAAGAATCTTCAGGGTTAACTGGTGCAAGGTCGGTGAAAAGTTTTTCCTTGAACTCATCAAATGACATTTTATCATTTCCCACAAATGCACGGGCTGCCTGCTGTGCGGGATTAATGAGTGTTGAAATAGTACGCCCTCTTGGTATCTTCCAGAACGTGCCATCAGCATTCTTAATAAAGTAGTTTCCCGCTCTATCCCTCGCATTAAGCTGTTGATAATCCGGATCGTTTGCATAAATGACTTCTTGTGCTATCGCTGGAGCTGCTCCCAATGCGGCCAGTTTACCGGCAAGTGCGACATATCCTCTAAATCCTTTCTGTCCAGACAGTACACGCCACAATTTATCAGCTCCCTGTATAGATGCATTGAGAAACGGAACCGCAGAACGGTTAACCGGCACAGTAAGAGAACCAGTTCTTCCGAAGTCGCACGTTACATCAGCCGCCCCTTTTGCTGCTCTTTCTATTTGCTCCCTTGTCGCATTTTTTATATCTTTTACACCCATCTGATCGAGAACATTACAAAACTCTGTAAATCTCGGATAAGACTCCACCGCCATATTTGCGTTTTCCAAAAGGCGTAAAGGATTCACTTTACTCAGTTTGCTATCTGGCTTTAATGCTGTTTTAGGATCGATAATACCGGAATATCTGACACCAGCAGCAAGGTATGTCTCCCACAAAGGATCTTTTTCGCCGCCAAGACTTTTCATCATTGCCTTATATGCTTTCGGCATATTTTTAATAAACCCACTCAGGCTACTTGAATTGACAGGTATATCCTGCATATCTTTCAACCCATTTCGAATAAGGAAAAACGGGTTATAAGATGTAATCAAACCCTTAAACAGATCATTGAACTTGATAAGACCTTTCCCTGCTGTGGTATTATTAAATGCCTTTGCAGCGTCTTCAAAACCTGTCAGTAGTCTATCAAAGGATCCAGAGTCCAGCATCGCGTGTTTATCAGACGGAGCCCATTTTTTCAGACCATCATATACCAGTTTGCTGATTCGTACTTCTTTTGCCTTTCCTTTGTCAAAATAGATCGCTTTTACTGATTCCCCATTCTTACCCTCAAAGAATACAGAATGATTCAGCATTTCTTCAAGTGCATCTTCCGGTTCTGCACTGTCGGTAATCTCTTTCGCAAGATGCTTTGTATCTACTCCCTGCGCTTTCGCGATCTGGCGAATTGTTTCATTTAGTTCCGCAGCTTTCCATGTACGCTGGGTTGCATAAGCCATTTGTTCATGAATTGGTAGAATTGCCTGATCTCCGCCCTTTGCCCGACGAATTCCAGTATCCACCCGAATTCCGTCTGAATCAACTGCCGCTGCCCTCTTATCAATATTCCGATATGCTGGCACATAATTCTCATACAATTCTTCTAAAAGGTCTTTCTGATATTTTGAAATCAGTCCTGACTGTACACGGACTGTATTCTGATTACGGAAGAATTGTACTGTTTCATCTGCTGCCCCCTTGAAGTCTGGATACTTTTCATCAAACTGTTTAATAATCTGTCTGCTTTTCTCAGGAGAGACAACATTCTCACCCCACAACGTTTTACCGTTTTTATATCGATCAATGTTCAGTCTATGAAATAAATATGCATTGAAATCATCATAGACTTCTTTTCCCTGTTTTCTGATAGGTGAAAGAATCTCAAATCCACCTTTACCGATTACATGGTTATTAAAATCGGTCTGTTTCTGCAACAGGTTAAATGTAGCCTTTTCTCCGGAACGCCGCAGAGCACTAGCCTGTGCAACAAGCGTTTTACCCTGCTCACCGCCCAGTTTGCGCCCCATTTTCTCTACACCTTGTAAGCTATCAACCGTTTTCTGGCGGGCAATATCTTTCACCTCTGTAAATTTCTTTACAAAAGAGGATGTTTCCTTTGTTACTTTTCCGTCAGGGTCGGCAAGAATATCTCTTACATGCGGATCGTTCTCAAGGTCAACTGGCTCTGAGAAGTCTTTTTCGGTTACGGTATCGCCGATTTTTTTCTCAGATGTGTTGCTTTTTACTGAAGATTCGGGTATATTAGTAGTAGAAAGCCTGTCGGCGGACAAGTATGAGTCATCTGGCAATGCCTGAGATGACGCTTGATACCGAAGGCTTTTTTGTTTTGTATCCAGATATTTTTTAGTTTCTACTCGCCACATGTTGTTAAACTTAACAGAATTTCTACCTTCTGAAACCATTTCAGTAATTACAGAATACCCATTTATTTCTTTACCAACTTTAATTCTCACCCCTTGTTTAGTGTTTACAACCTCGATAATATCATCATATTCGTCCATATAATCAGGAATATTTATAAAATCTTGATTTCTTAATGGCAAATCTCCAACTTCTTTTGCTTTAGCATGCTGTATTTTTGCGTGCCTGATTTTATCTGAAGGCAACTCAACATACTTGCCCGTAAGATCTACTTGCCCATTTGTTTTTTCTAAAATATCATTTATAAACCTTTTTCCGGTTTCCGCATATGCTTTAATTTCTTTATTTTGTCCATTAAGGGACTTCTCTATATAAGCAGTAACTTGTCTTCCGTTTGTCAAGATATTTTCTGTTGGAGTCTTTTGTTTTTTATGTACAATTTTATTACCTCCAGATTGATTGTATGGTTCGACATCTTTAATGGTAAGCCTTCTATTATTCCCCTTATTTTCTGCATTAATCCGCCTTACTACATCATTATATCCTTCTATATCTCCTTTATTAGCATACTTCGCATATGCTCTTGTTGCTGCTTTTTTCTGTGCGTCTGAAAAATCTGACGGAATCTCTTTTAATTGTGCTTTTATATCATTGCTTTTTACTGAAGTTTCAGCTATATTAGTATTATCAATAGAGTTCGCTTCTAATAGGTCCATATCCTTTTCAGGATAGGTTCCGTGGAGGGGCTCTATTTTTTTATCTGCTTTGTTGACTTTAGTCTTATTTCCTTGTATTGAATCCTTTACTTTTTTATTGCCTGCTTTTAAAGATCTACCCTCTGCTACAGAAGTCAGGTTTTTCTTTGTATTACGATTCTGCGCAGTCTTTAATACAACCTCTTCCAACTTACTCAGTTTCTTATTTGTAGCAGACTTCGCCGCTGCTCTTGATACTACCTTGTTAAAGGCATCCTGCTCCTGCTGGGTGAGATTTTCGCCTTTTCCCATCTTCACAAGAGCCTGCCCCGCCTTACTTTTTGCAGTATTCTTCAAAAGAGCAGAAGCTCCTTCCATGACACCGTTCAGCCCTGCATCCAGTGCCACATTTTCCGCAAGATTCTTGACAAAGGTTTTACCATCTTCACTGTTTTTTGCTGCATCCGCTACGTTCATTGGAAGAGATGCCGCTGATTCTGCGGCGATCGTTGCAGCTGCTTTTGCAGCCTTGCTAGTTGCCTTTTTCCCTGTAACCTTTGCCAGCGCTTTTGTGAGACTTTTTGCCGCTGCCGCTTCTGTGGTAGCTCCAGGAACCGCTGACATGGCCAACATCCCAACGGCTTCACCAACTTTCGCACTAGTACTTTTATTATATTTTGTCCGGTCAAGCTTAATCCCGTACTGTTTTTCTACAGCATCATAAAGATCGCCGCCAAGCATAGAGCCTTGTAACAGGCCTGCACCGAACTGCCCTTTATCCAAGCCTTTCTGAACAGACTTTCGCATTTCTTCCCGCTGTTTTTTCGTATATACAGTCTTTGGGTTTCCACTACGAGCCGCTGCTGCTCTTACAGGATCAGTATAAATAGAAGCTTTTTCCGTGTCACTCATTTTGGAATTGTCTTCCCGTTTATCAACCCTACGGTTATAGACCTTATCCAAAACTTCTTGCTTCCGCTTTTTTTCTTCTTCCGCTTTCTGCTCAACTTTCTTTTTGGTTTCCTGCGTTCCAGAAAGGGACATACTTTTAAGCTGTTTATCAAGCTGCTTTTTTGCCTTTTCTCCCTGCTCTTTTTTATAAGATTTAGCAAACTTCCTGTCGTTTTTAACCGCTCTGATTTCCTTGTTGAGTTTATCAATTTCCTTTTGCGGATCGGCTTTGGCAAGGTTCCCCTCTTTCAGCTTTTTTCTTTCTGCTCTTAACTTGCTCAGCGTCTCCTGTTGTGATTTCTGCATCTGAACAAGGCTGTTTTTGCTCAGTTCCTGCCGCGCTTTCTTTTCTTCTTCTGCTTTCTTTTTTGCACGGTCGCTCTCAAGGCGTTTTTTATACGCATCATACGCATTCGACAGCTTTTTTGTATCCTGTTTCGGTGTATTCGTTTTGGTGGCACCTGCCTTGATGCTTTTTAGCTGGCTTTGGGAAAACTTTTCAAACGTAGATCGCTCGTCCCTCTTTTTTGTTGTCGTCTTTTTCGATTGCCCGGAAACACGAGAAGACCTGTTTTGGTCTGACTGATATACCTTCCCTGTCTTATAGACATCATTCCCGCTTTTATAGGAAGAAATTCTGTTTCTTGCAGCTTGTTTCTGCTTTGCAGATGTACTTTTGCTATTTATTGTCGCTGCATCTTTCGATACATGCGACATGTCTTTCACTACTGAAGTAACACCTTTTGATGTAGTTTTTTTCTTCTTTTTCTTTTTGCTATCGCCTATCCCAAGCTTATCTGCCATCCATGAAATAAATCCCATATCAAACACCTACTTTTTCTTTTTTTTCTTCGATTCCTTCTTTTTCTTTGCCTCTAATACTGCTCTCTGTGCTCTCAGATACTTTACTCTCCAGGTATCCTTTCCTGATTTCTGTATCTTCTTAATCAATTTATTTATTTTGCTTATGCTTGTCCAACCTGAAATTGTAGCTGCATAACGCTTTTCATCATTTGCCTGCTTTGTTTGCTGTGCCTGCCATTGTTCCTGACGTTTTGTTTCAGCAATCTGGCGCTCTTCTGCTTCCCGATTCTGAATATAGGTCTGCCTTGCAGCTTCCTGCGTGGTATTAAAATCATAGATCGCCTTATTGGCCTGCTGATCAATATCCGCAATCGCAGCATTCCGGCTCTTATTGATATCATTTCGGCTGTTCTCATAGGTAGTTGCCAATTTTAGATTTGCGGTTTCAGAGGCCCCACCTCGGATACCTGCCTGTGCAAGGTTATTCGCAAGCGTTCTCTGATTCTGCATACGATTCACATAAGCTTCTCTTAACTGTTCGTCGTAGGTTGCATTGGTTGTTTTCTTTTGTGCTTCTGCGTCTGCTCTCACCTGTTGGGCGTTCTTTGCCATTACATTATCGTAATAGGATGTATCATATTTTGGCTTAGTGCCGCTTGAAGAATTTCCTCCAACCGCATTGGCAACGTTGCCTACGAGATTTAGTGATAAGGACGGCTTTTTACCAGATGATTTAGATGAACTGTCCTTTATTAATACTGTTTTAAATTTATTTGCCATTTCTGACCTCCATAAAAAGCCCCGGTCTCCCGGGGCGAATCATTACTTTACTCTGACCTTGTATTTTGTCTTGGCGCAAATCCAGCCGGAAGGAATTTTCAGCCAGATATAGCTGCCGTTTTTCTTAATTTTCTTTACTGTGACTTTTGTCCCCCTATTCAGTACGGCATTTGCGCTGGCCTTTGTTTTTGTTGCGTGTTTTTTTCCGCTTGCAGTCAGTTCCCGAACCTTCTTAATCCGATATTTCTTTCCGGCTCCCGTACGCACGTTGACATTGCATTGCAGTTCGTAAACTCTTCCTACCTTATATGAGGCGCTGACTGGCTTCCTCGCAGATGTTTTCTCTTTTTTTAGATAACATGTCCACAAGACTTTAATTAACCCTCGCATGGTAGTCTCATAGCAATGCCATCCATCATTTCTTCGAGAGCCCGGATCGCGCATGTACAGATAATGCTTGCCGTTCTTTTTCTTGTACGCAGTTGCCGCAAGATAATGCCCGCCGGAAGTCCATGTGATTCCTCCCCGTGTGCCACCACGGAACAGAATGACTGCATATCGATTTCCCTTTGCCATCTCCTTAAAAAAAGAATCCATGTCATCGTGTCTTGTAACGCTAAACCCGAAATGCTTCAGACACGCGTCAATTCCATCCCATGCGGTTCCCTGTCCAGCAATAGCATGTCCGTTTTTAATCATAAATGCCCGGGTTGATTTTGGCGTACGTTTTTTGTATTTAGGGTTATTTACGATGATATCTGCGCATGCTGTAGGGCCGCATCCACTACCTGACATCGTACAAGAAGAACCGGTGGGATATTTTTTCTTCCCCCACCGGCTGTCGTACTGCCTGAATGTCTTACTCATCGCCTTCACCTGCCTCTACTACGATATTGTCCTGTGTCTTACCTTTTAATTGATCGAGCACTCCCTGTGCTTCGCATGCCGCTGCTGTAAAATTGTGATTTTTCCACAGCCCATATCCCCATGCAATGACCATCGCGACAGTTGAGACGACCGAATAAACCGTATCTGCTGTAACTCCGTCAAACTGCGTGATTCCAAAGGCCATCAGTGCCTCGTTTACTGCCACGATTACCTGTACAATCGCGGATACAATCGTTTTAATTTCCATATTCTTACCTCTCTTTCTATTCTACCGCCTCAAATTTTGCAATACGCTCTCTGTGTTCTTTGTGCAACAGTTCAAGCCTATTTTCGATTTTATTAACTCTTGTCTCAAGAGCTTCAAAGTCATGCGACATCGCTACGTTATCTTGCTTCATCGCGTCGAGTTTGCTCTCCAATTTCTCGATCTTTCTGTCCGTTGCGGTTGTTGCCCGCATAATGCTGTCCAGCTTGACCGAGATTTCCGTATCCCGTGCAACTTCTTTTTTCACCGCATCAACGTCCCGATTTTTTGCGTTTTGATTGGAGTAATAGACTGATACGATTACTCCCGCCAGCGCAATCAGCACGCTGATAAGCGGCACATAATTTGCCATCATCATTTCCTTTCCCTCCATAAAAAAACAGCCTACTGGCTGTCTTCAGATTCATCGGCTTTCTCTATCAGCTTTGAGAGATTTATAAGGCAGTTTGCCATGATGATGGTGCTCTGTCCTTTTGTCTCTACGTTTGAGAGATTCAGATATAACTGTTTTAGTTCTTCTTTCATACTCTACCTCCTTATTTCCATCTACCAACTATATAGTAGTCAAATGTCACAGTATAACTACTCGTAGAACATTCCGCCCTTACCTCGAAACCATCGGAATATTTTGCTGCGTTTGCGCTTGAGTTCCCAACAAAATATTTGTTTACAATGCTCCCATTGATATTCGGAGTTACATTTACCGAATACGGAGTTCCATAAAGCTTAATTGCGCTTGGATACAATACCGTTTTTCCGCGTTTCGTAGATCCTGCATCCCAACTGCTTGTTCCCCAAAGCTCCGCTTTTCCACTATTCCACTTTGTGTAATTACTTCCGCTTTCTACAATATAATCCTGTGATAGAGAGGCCGTCAGATCGCATCTTAAATTGTAGGGAGTGCTTCTTATTATTATACCCACATGTGAGATTTCGATAGAAGTTTGCCCCGAAACAACACTATTATCTGGATTATAGGCATCCATAATAATAGACGGAATATCTCCCGAAGTTGCTGTTATTGTTGCCCATGAAGTTCCACTTTTCGCCGTCAATTCAGCAAGCTCATTTGCATACATCCCAAGCCGATTACTATTTAGTGACATAATATTAGACATCTCGTTTGTATTTATAACTTTCATTTCTCCATAATTATCACATAAACTTATAACCGATTCCTTTGAGTTGCATCCAAGTTCAATTAGATTCTCTGAGAATGTTGCTAATACATCAGTTCCTGTACGTATATCAACACCATCTGTATCAATTAACACATTACGGCCCAACACCCCCTTTGTCATATCACCAATTAAGACACCAGATCCATCAATGGAGATATAATTAGATGCGTATTTTGAGGCATCATTAATTACTTCCATCAATGATGTGTTTATTTTTTCTGCGGTAATCGAACCCGTATAAATCTTTCCACCGTCAATATAAGTGCGGTTATTTTCATAGCACCAGTTCGCTATAGCCTGATCCGCTTCATATGACCGCTTCAGAGCATCCGTAAGCGCATTATCTACTACGGCGGTAGTGTATGTAGTCGTTCCATCGGTCCAGGTAACCTTATCCCGCCTCCATACATATTTTCCGTTTGTCCACGTTGGCGTTGCGGTACTCCAGCTTCCTCCAGATAAGGCTGTACTGGAAGTGGATAAATAGAATTCTGCAACAATGGCAGATACTCCTTTCCCGGTTGCCCCAGTTGCTCCCTGTGGACCTTGCACTCCCGTGTCTCCCTTGGGTCCGGTTGCTCCTTGGGGTCCCGTGTCACCTTTATCGCCCTTGGCCCCTGTGGCGCCAGTATCACCTTTTTGCCCGGTCACACATACCGCAGTGGTAGTCGTAGTGGAATTATCAGTGTACGTGATGATGCTTCGGGTCCAGATATACTTGCCATTTTCCCAACCGGGATACGTTGCGGACCATGACCCGCCGGATAATGACGTTGCGCTAGCGGATTTATAATACTGCTCCACGATGGATTTAACGCCCTTGCCATCAGCGCCATCTGCTCCGGCCGCACCAGCTGCCCCTGTGGTTCCTTTTGCGCCGGTAATACAAACCGGATTTGAAGTTTCGCTGCTTCCATCGGTATAAGTAATTTTCGTGCGGCTCCACATGTAGGTTCCATTGCTCCATGCCGGGGCGGTCGTACTCCACGTTCCTCCCGTCTGTGTTGTCGAAGAAGTAGAACGGTAATATTCCACATCGACCGAAGTAACGCCTACTCCATTTACTCCATCTTTTCCATCTTCTCCGGCTGGCCCCTGTGGGCCTGTTTCTCCGGCCGGTCCGGTTGCTCCCTTGTCACCTTTATCGCCTTTGTCTCCCTTATCTCCTTTTGCTCCCGGTTCTCCGGTCTGTCCGGTCGCTCCGGTTATGCAGGTTGGATCGGAGGTATAATCTGTTCCATCGGCATAAAGAACCGTCATTTTCTGCCACATATATTTTCCATCTTCCCACGCGGGAGCCGTGGCGCTCCAGCCTGTTGTAGGCGGTACCGTTTCCGATGTTCCAAGCGCGTAATATACCGTTGTGGATACCACCGCACTGTTGATTTTCTCCTGTGCGTTCGAATCCAGTCCGCTGAAGGTGACAAGTCCGCTTAAGTTGATCTGGTCGGCTACCAATTCCGCTACCCGATCAGTTAAAGTAAAGTTGGTCGAACCAGTTCCACTGCTGACAAGCCATGTAAATTTGTCCGCGGTTTGTTCCGCAAGAGTTTTTGTCGCTGTAAACTCTCCATCCAGCGTATCCATCTCTTGGACCAGTGTGTTGATTTTCCCATTCACAGCCGAAATCTTCGTCAGAGCTGAGGAAATATTATCCTCCGCAGAATCCAAATCGGTTCTCATAGAGTTAAATACCAAATCGAGAGTCTGTTGCTCGGAATCGAAATAGACTTTTGTCGATTTCAGTGTGTGCGTTTCATCTTCATTTATCTCTTCAAACAGACTTTCTATATCCAGTTTGGACGCATTAATTGCCGCATCTTGAGCCACCATATCGTCTCGAATGATTTCTCGCTGTATGCCGCCTTCTGTAAGCCCTAACGCATCGAACATCAAATTGCCTTCCGCATCCCATACGGACATACTATAATCATTTGAAGCGTCTTTTCCTATCTGCACACGCACTCTATTCGCATCTGAAATCTGAATCGTATTATCGCTCCATTTCGATTTTCCGTCTTTAGAATGTATCGTCAAATTTGTCGTGTTGATATCAATGCCCGTTATCTTTTCGAAAGACAAGTCTTCTATCATGGCGTTTTTAATATAACCATCGCCAATCATACTCGCTACAGCGTTTGAAAACTCTGTCGAAATAGATGTTCCGGTTGCACTTCCGAACATAAGCGTTTTGATATTGCCTACTCCAACAGTCAGGTTGTCGATGTTAGCATTTGCCGCTTCTAATTCCTCGATCGTCGCATAAACCGAATCCAGATTTTCAATTACCGCATTCACGGCATTCAAGCTCTCAATAGTTGCATATTTCAGATCCGCATCATGACCTGACAGCTTTGTGACTTCGAGATTCTCTATCTCTGCATCCTGCGCAATCAGTTTATTTGTAACCGTTGTATTAAAATCGGCAATATCAGAGCGGATGATTTCAAACTCTCCGGCGATAGCGGTAATTTCATCCGCTACAATCGTTTTGTAGTCCTCAAGATTCTCTTGAACTTGTATAATTGTTTTTTTCTGTATTTTGATTTCATCAATATTACCGTTCAGATATTCCTGCAATTGTTTTATAGCAAGGTCATATCGCTTCGGGTCAAGATTCGGCATTCTGTATCACCGCCTTATTTTTCGAGTAAGTACCAACGGTATAGCATTTCACAACCTCATTCAGTTTCAGTCCTTCGTTTAACTTTGAGTTGCGGAATATAAACTGCAGCCGTTTATATTTCTTCTTTTTCTTTTTAAAATAAAAATCGGTCGGTACTCCAGATTGCTCCGCTGTGATGGTTCCTAAGAAAATTTCTTCCTCGTTATCCGCTTTCAAATATGCGTCCACGGACGTATTGTCCATTGATTCGATTGTACAAAGCCCTCCTTTCTTTGTCAGAGTTTTAAAGAGATAGGTAGCATTGTCATTGTCAAGTGGAGTAGACCATTCGCATGGAATTGCCTTCCCGTCGTCAGAGAATGCATCTATTTCTGTCTCCTTTTTGAATCTGCACAGTTTCCCATCCGATGTACCAAACCAGAGATCTCCATCATAGACAATGAATGCTGTTGCAGGCACATTCTCCCAGTAATAGCACTCGTAAAGATAATTTGTCCATTCTGTCCTCCAACTTGTTTTCTGGGAGCTGTCAAGCAGATAACACCTGTCATTAATCCCCAGAATGTAATATCCGTTCCAGACTACCGCAATCGCTTTTTCCAGTCCGGTTTCCGCAGTCAGCCTTTTATTGATATAAAAGCTTCTATTCTTCACCGCCTCTGCATCCAGTCCAAAGATTCCAGATTTGGATAAGAAAAGTTGCTCATCATTCAATGATTTAAACGTTTTCATGGATACTGCACCAACACCGGATATAGATTGCTTGCAGGCATATACAGTATTATCGTCAAGTGTCGTTGCGTAGGCCAGATAAACTGTATTTGTTGTTTCGTCTGTCTCTTTTACTATTCCAAGATACTCCCCAAGAGGGACGAATCCCATTATGTTTGTGTAATTACTCCCAACTACAATATAGTTTAGTTCAGGGAAATACGCGGGATTATCATAGGCAGAGTACCATACATAAGACCCATATTCATCTGTGCTCCCAGAGAGAAAAATTTTACTCTCATACATGGTAATACATTTACATTTCTTTAAATGCTCCGCTGCACTTGACTCCCCACTTGCTGTATATTCAACTGTTACATTATCCTCACCAGTTACAACTGGCGGCTTTGCAGTGGTAAAAGTAATTTTATTTCCGTTAACCGTATAATCTTTTGTTTCAACGAATGCTCCATCAGAATTCTGCACCATTACAACAATCGGCTCTTCCGTATTGATTGTTGAAGCAACATAATAATCCTTACTTGTATCATCTCCAATAAAAGATTCTTTTCGTCTGCGAGTAAGCAGGTTAATATCTTCCGCTCCACCTTCGCCGATAGCGTGTCCTCCACCTGTCGGAGATTTTGAAGTAAGAATTGTCGGTACATATGGTTCAATTTCTTCAAGTTCGAAAACTGGTTCATCCTCTGTTCCGCTATTCACATACTGATAAACTGTATTTCCCGTAAGTAAACAAAAAGAACCACCAGTAATCGTATCCGTAAACACCCCAACAACATTACTTGACGTATCCTCACATTCAAGTAGTTCGATTGCGGTACCATCTTTCAACCGGCAAATTTTCTTTCCGATCAGGTAAATTAAGTGTGATTCCCCACCGAATGAAAAAGACCACATATCCCTTACTCCGCCGGAAATTCCACTTCTATAAATCTGTATGGAATACGGTCTCCCAGAAGCTATAATTTCATTTGTCAAAGAATCGCCCGTCTGCTTGATATATAGGCTTGCATAACTCTGAGATTTATTTTTTACAATATAAATCAGGAGATTTCCTGCCGTATCAAGGTATCGAGCTGTATAAGAAATAGTTGTCTCCGAAAAAGAATTAAACCGGACAAAAATTCCATTTACATACATTTCAATATCTGTCAGGGTACCAGAAACATTGTTCAGTCTGCACATCTGATAGGAAGCGGAATCCACTGGCTCTACCGTATCGTTAAAGACTGTTTCTTTTGCTTCCGTATGGGCTTTTTCTACCTTCCAACCAGTCCGTTTCTTTGGATTCCCACCATTGTCAGAAATCATATTTGTTCCGGTTGGAGACCGCTTTTTATACACCAGTGAAGGGTCTGTTGTAAAGTCTACTCCCTTGAAGTCGTTATATATTGTTGTACGCACCGTAGGCGCTGCAGGTAACTCAAACTGAGCCATTTAAAACCCTCCTATGATACGCGCTTTCGCAGGCTGTTCCTGTACAATCTCTGCCTTATATGCGTCATATTCGTTATAATATTGTGTAGCCTTCCGTTCATCATCATCAAGCCATACATAATGCGATACCAAAAACGCCAGAGCAGGAACCATTCGTTCATCGATTTCCAGTTCGGTATCATCTGTCGTATCAGAAGTAACTGCTGCGGGGATCTTTTTGTAGAAAACAGAAAATGCTCCCGGTGTTGCGCCATCCATTACAATAATATGATTTTCTTCCACTTCAAAATTGTTGAATGTGCTATAATCCCCTTCATTGATCCTTACTGGTGTGTCGGTAAAGGCTAAGAACTTCGGCTTCCCATCTTCTTTTGTCAATTCCAATAAGTCATATTTCTTTATTCCCGATTCGGTTCCGTCTTGCTCAAAGTCGTATCTCCCGATTACTGGGAGCACCGTAGCATTTATCATTCGCAAGGCTCGGTTTGTCGCATTGATGATAATGCTTTTGTACTCTTCCAATGTCGGGTCCTCTTCAAACCCTAAATCTCTTACTTCTTTTTTTAATTCTCCAAAGTTCATAGCTGCCTCCTAAAAAAGAGTGGGGGCCGAAGCCCCCTATACTCTGGTTTCAACCACTGCGATACTGCAGGCCGCACTTGGAGTCATAATGACTTTTCCGGCATTTTCCCCGCGAATATTCTTAAAACGTCCGCTATCAAGCGAAAAAGCGTGGTACTTGTTTGCCGTAATGGCAATCACTTCATCATTGACTCCTTGCAGGCTGTCCCCTGCTTTTATCGTTAAATTACAAGCCGATTCCGCAGTTACAATAAAAGTAGTCTGCTGATCCTTGCCGTCAAAAGGAATTCGGATCGTATCGCTTGCGGCGGCAGCCTTAAACTCAAAGGCCGCCGTTGCTTCATTCGGTCTGTTCGTTTTATTGATCGTTACATCTACGTTCGCCATAATTTACCTCCTTATGCACATTTCACTGCAAGAGTGACATTTTCTTTCGGGCGCACCCAGGTTCCATCATAGGCAACAAAACCTTTCAGTGCATCCGCAAATCCTTTTTCCGGGCGGTATGCTTCAGAATGTGTTACCTGATTTACAAAGGCAAGCGCACGCCTGGTCCTCAGCATGATGTAATCGTAAGTACCATCGTTATATACGTTATTAGACATTTTGATTGTAACATTGTGGTATCTTCCTACTCTGCCATTCTTCATCATTTCGCTGTTATCCGTATCTAGCTTTTCGTAAGCTTTTGTCAGGATTTCGATAAACTTAGGCGTGGCAGTCAGTACCAGCTCGGTGTTAAGTGCGACATCGTTTTGGAACAGCTTTGTTCTGGCCCCGTTAATCGTGTCCAGAATGGTATCCGCTGTAATCGCTGCCGATGGCTTTTCCTGAATGGTGTTTTTGGAAGATGCGAATTTTGCAATATAGGAATCCATTTCATTGGATAGTTCCTGTGCCGCTTCTGTCATATACACACTTTTCAGATCGCCGCTGGCCTGCCGCTTGTCCAGATCGTCGATGGTGAAGTGATAATCCGATACCATATTGATCGGCAGCGTGATAGACGTACCGGTTACATTTTCCGGCTCATCAAGGGTATGCAACTTACCATCATTAAAAGTTCGGATTGTCGGTTTGCCCGGCGTCAGAATCTTAACGGAGTCTCCGACTTTCTTCAACTCACCTTCATATTTTGTGTTACAGTCCTCTTTGAATACAAGGTTTCGATCCAGTTCTTCTTCAAACTGTTTCGCCCAGACAAGAGGGACAAAATTTTTAATACTCATAGTTCACTCTCCTTACCATTTTGCTTGTGATTTTTCAATTTTTCTCAAATTCTTTTTAATTTCGTCCTCGGACATTGCTTCCACTTCCTCTTTTGTAAAGAAGTCTTTTTCTGTCTCGGACTGATTGATTTTTCCGATTTCAGCCGGCGGGGTGGAGGATGTTTTCTCTTTCAGATACTGGGAAGCGTGATAGGCTTCATCTGCGCTCATTCCGGCGCTGATGCATTTCATAAAGCTTTCTCCCAGTTCTGATAAATCCTTAATTTTCGGATTTATTTTTTGAACCTCTCTCAGATCCTTCTCCATTTCTGCCTGAATCCGCAGGTCTTCAACCTCGCGTCTCAGAACGTCCCGTTCAGCGTTTAATCGTTCATCTTCCTGCTCTGCTTCCAGAGCTTCCATGAGGTCTTCCGGCTCAACGCCAAGTTGCTGCGCAACCAGTTCTAAAGCAGGATCATCCGAATCGGAGGCGCGGCTCAACAGGGCCTTTTCCCGTTCCAGTTTTTCCTCTGCTTCTTTTGCGCGCTTTTCTGCTTCACTCGCACGCTTTTCAGATTCCTCTTTTTCTCTTCTAAGCTGTGCAAATGCCGCGTCTTGCTCGGTTTTTCCATCCTCTTTTACAGGTTCGGCGGGCTCCTGTACTTCTGCGCCTTCTCCTTGAGTTTCAGCAGGTTCGGTGACTTCCTGCGCTTCTGCACCTGTTTCAGTTGTTTCTAAAACTTCACTCATTTCTTCCATGTTTTTTCTCCTTTGATTTTTTGTATAAAAAAAGACAGGTTATTTCCCTGTCTTAATTTCCGATTTTGTTTCTGAACCTGTCGGCTTGAATGCGATTCCATGTCGTTTGCATCGTGGATTGATGCAGGTATACCAGTAATCCTCCCGGTTCTCTGTTCTGTCTACATGATCTAGTAATATTTCATGACCACAATCAGGACATTGCATTATTATCACCCTCTTTCATGCCCATTGTCTGCTGTGCTGCAGCTTGCGCTTCTATGATTGCCTGTTGTTCTGCCGCAAGCTGCGCTTCCACTTTTCGCTTATTAATCACCTTCTGAAGCTTTGATTTTGGTACTGGGCCATTATCTACACTAAGATCCGCATACTCTTCAAATGTGATCAGATTCCTTTCTAACAAACCATCTACTGTCTGTTGTTCCGCATTTTTAGTCCACGGTGTGTCCTGGCTTACATCTACACGAATATCCGGCATGATCCTTTCGATATCTTCTTTGGTAATGACTGCGGTCATAAGCTGGCTTTCTGCGGGGCCAACCTGTTCTTCATAGGATACGGTCATGCCGTCTGGGTTGTAGGTGAACCAGATTTCCGGCCAAAGTCGAGCCACATCTTCCGTGAACTTCTTGAATTTTGCAACCTGTTCATTCAGAGGTAATGCCGACTGGTCTTTAATTGCTATGATCGCCGATGCCGCAACTCTGGTAGGATCTGAAATCTGTCCAAGCGCAGTATCTGACGCGCCAGAAAGTTCTCTTGTCTGGTCCATCATATCCGTTAAAAACACTCTTGCATCTGAACTCATCGGAGCCGACTGCAAATATGAGATCATCTGATTAATTGACTGCGCACCTCCGCCATTTACCTCGATAGCACCGCCCACTTTATCGAGTTGGTCCGGATTTTGGATTGCATTTTTATCATACGCAATCCTTGGAAATGCAGTGGTTTTAACGCACATACTGATTCTCGCAAGAGTTTTGTTGATTTCGAGCTGGTTTGGAATCAATTCTTTTACCTCTCCCTGTCCTCTTGCGTTATTTGGGGCATCTTCCCATACAAAATTGACAATCGGATAAAGCGTAAGTCCTTTTGATGGCAATCCTGTTGAATCTTTTGCCTGCACTGGCGCAAGCGGCTGATAAATACACTGCTGTACACATTTTGCGACATTTACAATTCCATTTATCTTTGTCATATACAAAAGAGACGTGGTTTTCCCATCGTCTCCCTGCTTCATAACATCTTCTTTATTGCTAACCAAATAATCAGTATCTTCATCGGCGGAAATCAAGGATACATCTGATTCCGGAATTCCATTTTGACGGGCAATTTCCTTTAGTCGCCGCACCTGCAGACGTTCCCGAATGATGATGAAGGGCTGCTCCTGTATATTCGGGTTCTGCTCATCGCCTAAAAGAACCGCCATGTTGGATAAAATCTGCATGTCTCTTACATCTGCAGTCCCAAAATAAGCGTAGGAGTCACCCGCAATATAGGCATCTTTTACAACTTTCCATACGTTTGTATCCATGCCCGCCTTTTCCCACAGCGCGGAAAACATCTGGTTGAGATTTCGGTACACGTCCTCCATCTCTGTATTGCCATTTGCGTCAGAATAATTGACAACTGTATTGTTTTGACACACGGTTGCAATTTTATACTTGGCAATGGGCTTAATCACATTCATAAAGGGCAGTTCCTCACCGTCTGTCTGGCAGCCCACCCACTGATTTCCAAGATAAAAGTTCCAGTATTTATTTGTATTCGAGACAAGATTTTTCCGGTCAAGATAATCCCGGCACTGCTCGTATTTATTCCATATTTCCCTGGCTTCCATTTAAAATTCCTCTTGATTGCGGGAGTCTCCCACATAATTATCAATATTCTGGCTGATTTTATTCCACCGCTTTATCTCTTCGCTTTCTTTCGCCTTTGACTTTTTCGGAATAATTGGAGTGTTGACTGCCTCATCCTTGTCTTTTCCATATTTCACACCCAGTTTAAAGGTATACAGGCTCAAAATCGGCAATGCGAAGGCCAGCACGACCACACATCCCAAAAGGCTATATAACATGAATCGTATCCCCCTTTCCGGTTCCTCTTTTTCTTGCTGGAGTTAAATGCCAGTCCTGATGTTTTTTCTCCGGGATTGCACCGGACACTTGTACAAAAATAAGCCGGCCTAAAGCCTGACTCATGCTGTCTACCATATCATCATGCTTTCCGTTCGGAAATGATGCGCATTGCTCAACAAACATGGAGGTAAATCCTCTGTCTTCCGGCAGATAGCAGTTTCCTCCCTCAATCGCATGGGAAACAGAGTTTACACGGGCCTCTTTCCCTCCTGTCGGCAGCACTCCGATAATTCCCGGTATTTCTGAACGCAAAACCTGAATAATCGCGGACCCATTGGCTTTATCCTCCACCAGAACCGCTCCAACTCTCGGATGCAGTGTCTTCATTCCACGGATTGCACGCACGGTTGTCGGGAAGTCCATGTGTTCGTTGATTAAGTCAACCAGATACATGTTAGCGCCTTTCTTTCCCCAGACTTCGATTGCCACATAGTCGTTTTTCTCGTTATCTTTAAAGGTTGCATCGACGCTCATTATCATGGTGTCAAAAACCAGTGCTCCGCTAAGATAGTCGTCTGCTTTATAATAATTCCACCACTCTCTTTTGATTAAATTTCCCTCTAAAGAGGTCGGCCGCCCCTGATAAAGCGCGTTCCAGGTTCGGATGCCGGACTGGGTTTTATGCAGATTCTCTTTCAGGTTCTGCATAAACACCTGATCTCTTCCCATCTCCGGGCAAAGCGGCTCTCCGATTTCCCTCCCCATCGGGTCGTTTTCTTCCGCTTCCATCGGCAGATTGATAATTTCACAATTCTCTTCTACCTCAATCAGTTTTCCGGCCAGATCATCCTCATGCCAGCGAGTCTGAATGACAATAACCTTTGCCCCAGGCGCAAGTCGAGTTAAAAACGAATGGTTCCATTCATCAAACAACTTATTCCGATAGCTTTCAGAGTCTGCGTCCTCACTATTTTTAATCGGGTCGTCAATAATCATCAGATTACAGGACTTTCCTGTAACACCAGAGAGCACTCCCCTCGAAATCATACCGCCGATATTGTTTGACAACTCAAATTCCGTGTTAGATTTACTTGCCTTTGACAGCGAAATCCCAAAAATATTTCCAAACTGTTCAATTTTCTCTTTGTTTCTTTTACCAAAGGTAGATGCAAAGGTCTCGTTATAGGAAATTTCAATTACGCGGTGCGTCGGGTGTTTCCCCAAATAAAAAGACGGCAGCGTTTCCGTTACCGTCTTAGATTTCCCGTGCTGCGGGGGCGTAGACAAAATCAAAATCTCATATGGTTTATCTGTTTCCCGTTCAATAAATTCCTGAACGGTGTCGCACAAAAACCGGTGAAACCGTGACGGTGTCCACGCAAGGGTATCTCCCTCCGATAATTTCCCATGATTATATACATGAAAGCAATATGCCTTATAGTCCGTCTGGACTTTCTTGAGATAAACATCTTGTGGTGTTACTCTCACGGTATCAGTCTCACCTCCGTATGAAGAAAGGAGCGGCAGTTTTATGACTTACCGAGGTCTAATGACTAAGAACAAATGGTATGGAATTGTGGAATCGAACCACATTCGGACGTGTATAAGACGCCTGCACTAACCAGTGTGCTAATTCCATATATTTTTCCCAAACCTATGGGACTCCAAAACAAAACAGGTGGGGCCTTTTGGGGGCTCGGTGCGTGCGTGGTACCCCACATACACACACATAAATATATATACCTCCCTCGATTCGGGGCCCGGGTTCCCTGCACGCGCGCCGTGCCTGTGCCGACATGAACACGGCTTTCGTTTTCTATTCTCTTTCTTTTTCCTACCTGTTACCCTGACCCTGTTGCGTGGGTGGGGGGGATACTTATACATATGGTATTGTAATATTGCGTGATTATATGATAGTTTTATACATGTATCCGCATACTTATACTGCATAGTATTCATACCCTGCATTTCAGAAACAGCTGTATCCATTGAAATTCCAACGTTTCCTTTCAACTATTCCGAAAATCAAAGTTATGGGAACCGTTATTTCCCTCCGTACAGCAGCTTTAACGCTCTGTCAGATTCCTCTGCTGAGGCTATCACAAGAGTATTATTGACAGTGTTCGGAGACTTTTCATCTGTCCAGCCGTATTGCTTCATGGTGAAGATATCGCCGGGTCTGCCCTTCCAGTAAAGTCTTGACTCTGCTTGATCTTCCAGCCTTAGCAAGGCTTTTTGTATCACGTCTGAGAAACTTATAAGTGGGTTTCCCTCACTATCAATTGGCAATTCTGTCCCCATGTCGTCAACAATTACTTTCTCACAGGCTTCTATATCTATATTGTTGATAGCAATGTGTTCTTGTAATAGATGATCCATTTTGCCGTTAAGGTATCTATAGAATGTGTCCTTGCAGATGCCTAAAGCTAAGATAAGTCCCGCTTTTGTATAAGGCCTCTTCTTTTGGTCGCATATAAGGAAGTAATCTGATATACGCTGAATCATCTTTCCGGTATCTCTGAAGTTATACGCTGGCGGTGCGCTTGCTCTTTTTACTTTCACAAGTTCTTTAGCGGCCTGTATAGCCTCGCCTGCTTTCTTTCCCTGCTCTCTTCCTCTCTCAGCTAAATCTGCATTGCGTTTTTTGATTCGCTCTGCAGCTTCTTCAGGACTTATAATGTGTGTATCCTTGTGTGCTTTCTCCTGCTCTTTGTGTGCGTTTTCCTCCTCTATCCTCGCCCACTGTTTTATCTTCCAGCTTTTAACTGTGTTGATGCTTACCTTATACTTAGCGGCTATATCCTTGTAAGTCATGCCCTTCTGTCTGTCTTTATATGCTTTTTCGTAGTTTTTCAAGGATTTCAGCCCCTTTCTGCAATACAAAAGCCGCCCTTTTCGGACGGCTCTGTATTGACAAGTAAAAGTACAGAGGAGGATGTTCATGCCCAACATCTCACACTACTATTATACTATATAAAACCCCTGGCAAACTGCCAAGATACACACAAGCACACACTTTTTCTCTGGGGTCTGCAACCCCTTGCCCCCGCGAATTTGCACTGGCGTGCAAATCTTATCATTATTGGAATTTCAATGCTTGAAAACTTTTTTTAAAAACTTTTGAAAAAAATATTGACATACTTACAACGTATATGCTATTATAAAGTCACAACAGAACAAGAGAACACCGGATGCGAGAACATGGCATTAACTCCGGCAGGCAGATAAGACCTGACAAAATGTTGAAAGAAATGTGATAACACAGGGCGAGCACTAAGGCGGTTGACTACTTATGAAAGGATATTCAAATATGACCGATTTTGAAATGCTGTCAATCATTTTGGCGGTGTTGGGATTGGTGATAATGGTTTCCCAAAAAAGTAAATAACCGCCCGAGCGTCAGAAACTTAGCGGTTATTTAATCGTTATCACTGGCAACCGTCTTTAACGGTTTCGCCCTTTGTTATATAAATTATAGCAAAATCGTTCGGTGTTTTCAAGAGAAATGCCGAGAAATAGGAGGAATAAAAATGAAACTTTCGGGAAGTGAAAAACAAATAAAATGGGCGGAAGATATTCTCCGCAAAGCTGTAAATGACACAAAAGAGCTTGCGGAAGAATTAAAAAAAGATGATGAGCATCTGAGCTTCAGGGATCCCGAAAGGGAAGTTCTCAGACTGCAAGCCGCAGAGGATGCGGTTGAAAATTTCATTTATGAATTTTATGATTGAAAAATTGCTTCTGAAATTATCGATCACAGGGGATTTTTGCAAAAACGCTTTTCTGAAAAGTTTATCTCTTGTGTTAGGCTGAAAAAAGACGGAGGTACATGGATTTTGAAATTTGTTGGTAAAGCGATGAGGGAGGAATATTAATGAATAAAAAGTTTAAAATCTGCGAGCAGGCAAAAAGTTACGCAGAGAAAAAAGGAATAAAAAAAATAGATTTTAACAGCATAAAGGAGCTGGTTCCGGCCGAACGATTTAACGTTTGGACAGCGGCGGAACAGTTAGGAGAATATGATTTCGGCTTTGATTTGGAAAAGGTCGGGATAGAAGTGTATGAGAAGGGAGAAGATCTGAAAATTGAAATTTTCAGAAACGCATCATACACGGACAAACGTGAACTGATAAAGCTCACGTTTACCATCACCGGATGGGAAATTGACATCGCTGACGGAGATCTTGATTTCACGTTTGATGTTAAGGAAATCCCCGGGACATGGATTTATGCAGAATGTGAATGTCCGGGGTATTACGAGTAAACGATGAAGTAATAAAAAAGGATTTGTACAATTTGTAGGAGGTAAAAAAATGAAAAATAAACACAGATACAGAAAAGAGTTCTCGCCGGAAGAACTGAGCGAAAGAGCGTTTCAGATTTATTCTGATAGCGATATAACGTTCTATGAAAAAGATGGTTCGTTCTGGTATGGTCTCAACCAGAGCGAAGATCCTGTTGAATTGGGAGCGTTGGCGGATGTAGAAGAGTTCCTTTTAAGCTTTGACGAATAAAGGAGGTGTAAACATGTCTAAGACCTCTACGGCGTCAAAAAACGCTTGGAACGCAAAGACGTACAAACGCTATACGCTAAGTCTAAGGTACGACGATGACAAAGATTTAATTGATTATCTGGAACAGCACAGGACAGCAGACGGCAAGGGAATAACCGAATTGATCAAAAGCGCATTGCGTGAAAAAAGAAAAGAGGATTAGCATCCTCTTTTTTTATAGCATACTTACAACGTATATTCAGAGAAAAAAGCGGGTTATCTTTCCCGCTCTATTTTCTCAAATACTGCCGCTTTAATATATGCGGACTTTGTAAGACCTGCATTCTCTGCGGCGGCTTCTACTTGCTCCGCTTCTTCTTTAGTAAAGGCAGCAGTTAATTTTTTATAATGTTCTTTATGATATTGCTTATTATATTCAGCCTGATTGAATTCTCCCGTAATTCTTGGCATTTTATCACCTCTTTTCATTTCAATGATAACATATTCGGAACATTTTTACAAGAAGTTTTAAAAAAGGGCTTGACATGTTCGGAACATGCGATATAATTAAACCACCAAAACAAGTTCGGAACATGTTAAAATACAGCAAATTCAAGGAGAAAAAGAAAATGTTAAATACGAATTATTTTACAAATATCGAAACACTGGAAGATCTGAAAAAGCAGTACAGAGAATTAGCAATGCAGAACCACCCAGACCGGGGCGGCGATGCGGAAACCATGAAAGCAATTAATAACGAATACGATGAACTCTTTAAGAAGGTGAAAGACGTTCATAAGAACAAAGACGGGGAAACTTATACAAAGGAAAATCCGGAGACAGCGGCAGAATTTAAGGACATCATCGACAAGCTGATTAAAATGCAGGGCGTAGAGGTCGAAATAATCGGTTGCTTCATCTGGCTAAGCGGGAACACAAAGGAACATAAAGAAGCCATCAAGGCTCTGGGGTTCCGGTGGCATAGTAAGAAAAAGATGTGGTACAAATCACCAGAAGGATATAAAAGATGGGGCAAGAAAGAATACAGCATGGACGAAATTCGCGGAATGTACGGCACAAGCGGGAAGTTCCACGGGAAAGAAGATAATACTTTGAGGCTGGGGGCATAAAGCCCCCGGAAGGGAGAGAAAAAATGTTAAACGAAATCAGACTGTTTGAAGAACTCAAAGAAGCTTATGAAACAACAACAAAAACAGATAATACCTTTCAGTCTCTTATAAAGTCCATTAACTGGGACAGTACCTTTCAAGAAGATGGTGAAACATATTTATGCAAAGGCGATTTTACCTTAATCATAGAAAATTTGAATCCATTTGAGGAACAATATAAGCCTTCCGTTATATTCGGAAATGAGATCGTATATTTTTAAAATAGCTCTTGACACACTAGCGTGTACATAAGAAAGGAGAACACCATGACAGACAAAAACTTAGAAACAAAGATTTTAGAACTGAAAGAGTACAAAGCTCTGAGGGACGATTTAAACAGGGAAATTGAAGCACTGGAAGAACAACTCAAAGCAGAGATGAAAACCCGCCAGACAAGCGATTTAAGTGTTGGAGTACACAAGCTACGGTACAAAGAGGTCATTTCAAACCGATTTGACAGTAAAACGTTTAAAGTAGTACATAGGGATCTATATCAGGCATTTACAAAGCAAACTCATTCTATGCGGTTTACGGTATCTTAAAAATAAGCTGCCATTTACGACAGCTTATTTTTATATACTCTCATACCCCTAAATAGCGTTTAAATTTTTCGATTGTATTTGCTCTCTGACGGTAAATTTCACGTTCTGAGTAATTTAATTCGTTTATCAGATAACGGATATTTGAGCTCTTGAGTCCGGGTTCATGGAAAAAATAGCGGATTATCATTTTTTCGGAATCGGTAAGTTGATTGTATGCATTGTCGTATACAGATACAATCTGCTGGGCTTGGCTTAATTCGTCTTTCAGGCGTTCAATTCGCTCTGCCGCAGCGGCCACACAATCACCGCGCTTTGCGGTTCCGGGCGGTGCGTCAAAATTAGGGGTTCTGATTTCCGTTATCTCAGCAAGTTCATCCTGTTTATCGCTAAGAAATTGCAAATTTTTAGGATAGTCTTTAATAAATTTTTCTGTGTTAAACACCCAGTAATCATCTAATTGCTTCATGTCGCTCCTTTCTACATCGGAAATGTATCCTCATCAATCTCAAGTTCCTTATTAAATCTAGACAGCTTGTCTATAATCTCCCTCACAAGGCTCTCAGTGCTGGATACGACGTCTTTTAACTCTTTCATAGTCTC